TATATGCTTTATTTCCCTCGTTGAAGTTAAAACTTGTTTCGTAAACGGAATTTCCGGCGTTATCAAGAACAGCCATTTTATATTCAAAAAGATCGTTTGTGGGTTCGAAAAACCCACAAGTTCCGCCTGTAACAACAGATGTTGCAGACTTCTGCGCGAGAGTTCCAGTCAAAATGAGACCACCATCTTCTACATAAAAAATAGCGCCCAGATATCCGGGCTGTTCGCCAGATCCTGATCGACAAACGAAGAGTCCATAAGCGCCGCCGTTTGTGTCGGGGTCGTCCGTATTAGTATTTGTAGTGGCCCATCCGGCGAGGCCGTGGGTGGATGTTAAATTAGCTGATGGGTGTTCTGTTCCCAAAAGGCGTAGATAAGTCACAGGGCCTACATCGGGCTTGAAGTACGCTTGGGCTCCATATGCTCCATAAGTGGGTCCCGCTGTATTTCCTTCTCGCCAAACATCGCCGCCGCCTTTGCCCGGAACAGGGTTCCCGTACATGGTGACAAAATCAGAAAATGAGTTCACTTTAATGGGGCGCATTCCAGGGCCCATTCGGGATCTACCGATAATAATGGGGCCCATAACAGAAGGCTCGGCCGGGAGTGCAGAGTTATCGATCTCATGGATCATGATTCCCGGTGATACAAATTTAAAACTTTTAACAGGCATGTAATAGTTCTCCTATCCTAACTATGGACTTTGACTTTCGTGGCTTTCATCCTATAAATAGTATAATAAAAACTCAAAATCTATATAATTATAAAGTTCATTTCTTCTTAGGAGTAGGCTCCCACGGGCGCGTATCTCCCAAAATAACTCTCTCGCGTGGGATTCCCACCTTCACTATTGTTTCGCGAGTAGCCATTTTTGGTCTGCGCTCGTTTTCACCTTCGCCTAAGAGATAAGCTAAGATTTTTAGATTAATTGTCGTTTGATATTTACGCTCTTCTTCTCCGAGATTAGAAATATTATTATCAGCAGAGAAATCTCCTTCAATAAAGCCCTCAAATTTATGACCGTCCCAATAAATAAAAAAATTATTAATTTGATTGGTTCTCACCAAGAAGGGAGAAAACATCTCATTTAACTGTTGTTGATATTCTGCGTGCAATATAAGTTCATAGTTGGCTACTACATAAATCGGCATCGGAGAATATATAATATCATAAACGGGCTTTTGATCTTCGAGAGGCGCGGGGGCATTTTGGTCTCTTCCGGCAGTGGCGTTATTGGACCGTACATTATTAACGTTACCAGTTTTTTCCGAGTTAAGCCTTACAGCCATTGGGAGGGCCCCGCCGCGTGCGTCATTAATCGGATAAACATTAGCCCACGCAACTCCCTTCATCTGGGGGTCTTTTATCAAAGATGTTCTGTTGACGGTCATCAAAGGCAAAATAAGGCGCCCATTGGCATCTCGCAAATCTTTATTATCCTTTATTTGAAAAGCTCTTTCATTGGCCACCCATATAAGATTAACTTTCTTCCATCCTTTATTGGTGGTAGCAAAAATGTTTAATTCAGATTCAATCCAATGAACGAGGGCCCTATCTATAGTTTCGATAGTGGAGGGCATAAGTGGCCTCGGCTTGAGCTTCCTTAAAGAAGGGTTTTGAGATTCTTCGTCTTGGCGGAAATATTCTCTATAACCTGCATATTTTTCTTTTTCACTGGGCATCGAACAATCCCTCCCTGGCCATCAAACAAATCGCCGTGATCTCAAATGCATGCTCAATTTGCCCAAAGAGCATTCTGGGGAGTGAGGTCTTGGTGATCTCATATAATGTTTCGCCATACAAAATAAAATCTCCTTCGCGTACAAAAGTGTCCTGATCTTCACATAACCGACGACGGTGGAAATGGATAGTCAAATGCCATTCTTTATCTAGTCCTATATTATCGGAATAAACTGTGGTTGCATCGGGCCATTCTATTAATGCGTAGACTCGTATGGGACCTAAAAAGTTTTTTTGAATGGCTTCTCCATATAAGGAGTGATAGTTGGTTTTATCGCGAGAGATTGGATAATAAACAATTTGTTGACCGATAACCCGTTCCAGCAGTTCATCATTAACTTGCTTAACTAAATTTCTCTCTTTCTCCCCCAGAAAGAGGGGAGGCGGAGGCGCCTCTGGTTGTTCCCAGACAGTAGTTTTATTTTTTTTACGAGGGCCATCGCCCCACTCATCATCATTGGGCATGTTGATTTTTTATCCTTGGTAAATTAATAGAGGGATTTCTTTAAAAATCGCCTCAACGGCCGCTGCTGTTTCGGCATCACTTTTCATTAATTCAGTATAAGTAACTTGATCTAATATTTCCTTTAATTCATCGCGTAAAGCCGTCTGCTCAGTCGCAGCTTGACCTAAAAGTTCAGTAGCATTTAACTGAGTATCATTTCCTGGAATGGGAATTGACTGAAATTTTCCTCGAATTTGACCTAAAGTTTCTTTAGATAAAGCCAAGGCAAATCTGCGGATCCATTGTTTACCAATCGCATTAATATTAGCATATGGAATATTATCAAAAGGAATCGTATTTAAGTTATTAATTCCATCAATACCCATATCATATTTATTATTATTTTCCCAAGCATTGGGCTCAACATTAAAATCTACCCACATCTTATTATAAGTGTCAATAATTTCTGGCATAGGAAATATTCTTAACTTAGTATCTTTCAACTCATAAGAATAATGAGATAGTCGGGTCCACAGATGATCCTCATAGGCCATGGCTTGTAATTTATTCTGCCAAACTGGGATTACTTCAAAAGTAGAATCATCAGTATATTGCCCATAATATAAAAGGTTCCCAACCACATTTAAACCACCATAATATCCAAAGAATCTCCACATCGCTTGCGGAGTTTTATAATAAACTTTTCGGATTATGCATCTTTTATCTCCTACTGTTCCACTGAACTCAGGACTTGTTGAGATTATTTCTTGTATATCATAATCTTGTTGTTGTTGAACAAGCCTGAAAGAGGCGGAATAAATAGGAATAGTTCCCCCAAAACCTGCTTCGTGCGAATACCCATCCCCTACCCTTCGAGCATATTGAAAAGTAAAACGTGGGAATTTTAAATTAACATTGTCTGGACCGGTCAACATTTGTCCATCTTGGTCAAAAGTTCCTGTTTGTTGACCAAGGACATCGGAAAGAACGTTTTTGGTTTGATGAAGATTGACCAGATAACTATATTCCAAAACAGCTTCTTGATAATTGGCGTATACGTTCCCCTCCTTAAGTTCGATATCGAGGACATCGCCGCCGAGTTTTTTATAAGTGTAAGCCACTTGATCAACGGCACCCGAGACAAAATTGACATCATATAAAGCCTCCCCGAAGACGCCATATAAGGATAGCGGAAGAGTATCTCCCACATTTGCCGCAGTCCCAGTGACGGGCAAAATGGATTTGCTCATTTGACTAATTGGTGTTAAAACAGGTAAGGCCATATATATTCCTCCACCCTTAAATAGTTTTTATAAAAACAAAACCCCCCTCTGTTTCCAGAGGAGGGTATATATATTCCAGTTTTAGCTAGTTTAAATCAATATTAACCTAACAGATCCTGAACAACGACCAGGCCGTACATATCGGGTCGAACCATCTTCTTAGCATAACGAGTCATAACACCCTTACGCGGCACGAAGTCTTCAGGTCCGAAGATTGTCGGAGTCATTTGGAGGGGTACATACGGTGCATATACATATCCGCTTTCGAGGAAAGAGGATCCCTTACGACCTACCAGAACAACGTTCCTTGGGAAATAGGGGTCTACATACACATCCCACTTCTTACTCAGATTTCCAACCTTAACGGTACCAATGGTACCTCGATCGTCATCATGAGTAACCTGACCACGGAATCCAGCCGTAAACTCAAGAATGTTGGCAACTTCTGGTGAAACCACAACGAAGTTAGCGCCTCCTCTCAAGGTCTTGCGATGGATCTGAGCCGAAACATCATTGATAGTTTCAGCGAGGGTTTCATACCACTCACTTACGTTACCCGTGAAGTCTGGGAATGGGGCTGTGCCACCCGCATTGAGTACAGTACCCGTGGAGCGATCCACGAACTTACCAGGAAGTCGCGACCAAAACAGAGTATCCGCCGTAGCACCTTTTACGAGATCTTCCAAGATTTCTTGATCGATTTCAAGTGCGATTTGCTCGGACAGGATCGACGTTAACTCAACCTCGGCATCGAGATTGTGATACGCATTCAAGTCTTGAGCCAATTCTGGCGTCCACTTAGCCTTGAGCTTTTTGGTCATTGCTGTGACAGAGACAGAATCAACTTGAATGTTGATTTCGGGAATTTCGGTATTATCCTCAAGACCCCATGCAAAGTCACCTACAACCGCACCAAGCGCGTTCGCTTGATTAAAGTCATCATAAACAGCCCAACTACCGTGATCGGTTTGATCCAAGGAAGAAGACAAGTCGTTCGTAGTCTCCGAGCCAGTAGCAGCAAACACAATATAAAGCTCGGTGGCAATATTGGTTGTGGGAGCCACACCGTCTAGATTATCGCGAGTTAAACGACGAACCTGTTGTCCACCGTTAACGAGATCGTCTGGAATCAACGTGATAGTAACATAATCCTTAAGATTAAGTTGACCACCAGGGACATGGTTTGGAGGCTGCGTACCCGCAGGCTCACCAGTGAAGTCAGACAGATCTACCACCCCAACGCATACGCGAGAGCCGCTCAAATCGGGATCAAAGCGCACAAGTGCGTCACCCAAACTAGCATAGGTAGTACCAGCAAACGTCGTTGGGGCCGTGACTGTGGATGTCCAATCACTAAGACCGACCGTGCCCGAAGCCACAACCGTGATATCGAGTGTAGCACTCGAACCAGTAGGCGAAGAATAGCCGTTATTCAAAGAATAAAAGCTCTGCTCTGCCAAAGCACCAGCAAGCGAAATACCGCCAGTGATTTGCGAACCAATCGCGCCACCACCGTACAGAGAAGTGCCATTGGGCCAACCAAGGCGATCCCCCCCATTTGCATTTTGAACCGTAAAGTCCAGGAAGAAGATCAGACCAGAGGGTAAGCTCATAGGCTGAACGCTAACGAGATCGTTAGCAATTAGGCCGCCGAATACTCGACGGACGATAGGGAATGCAACAGAAGCGAAACCCTCTACGTCTCCACCAGCCATTGAGCTGACTTCGCGCAGAAGTTCCTTTGCTTGGTTCTCAAGCAATACTGCCATTCCATGTTGGCCTCGTTCGTGTTGAATGCCTTCCAAGAGTCCGGTGCGTTTCCACTTAGTTAAAAGTGCTTCACCTTCCCTGGAGAGATCGCGACGAACAATGCCTTCAGTAAGTTTCT